GTAGAATTAGCAACTTGGTTTCTAGATGGTGTAATGCAAGAATTTATTGATAAGTCTAATGGAAAAGATTCATTAAGAAGAACTCACCAACATGCCAAAAAAGGTAGAGCATTAGGTTTAGGTGTAATGGGTTGGCATTCATTTTTACAACAAAAAAGCTTACCATTTAATTCAATTGCTTCAACTGCTTGGACTCACACTATTTTTAGTGATATTAGAGGGAAAGCAGAAAAAGCATCTATGGATTTAGCTAAAGAATATGGTGAACCTCTATGGTGTAAAGGTACAGGTATGAGAAATACCCACTTATTAGCAATTGCCCCAACAGTATCAAATTCAGTTATTGTAGGAGGTATCAGTGCAGGTATTGAACCATTACCAGCAAACATTTATACTTTTAATGGAGCAAAAGGTACATTTATTAGAAAAAATAAAGTACTACAAGCATTATTAAAGGAAAAAGGTGAAGATAAAGATGAATGGTGGGATCAAATGTTAGTTGATGGGGGTTCTGTAATGAATTTACCCGATACTATTCTAACACCAGATGAAAAAGAATTATTTTTAACATTTCCGGAAGTAAACCAATTAGAATTAGTAAGACAAGCAGCTCTAAGACAAAGATATATAGATCAAACTCAATCTTTAAATTTATCTTTTGATGTAAATGATTCACCAAAATGGATAAATCAAGTACATTTAGAAGGATGGAAGTTAGGAATTAAAACATTTTATTATTTAAGAACAGATTCAGTTATTAAAGGAGATTTAGGAAGTAGAATGGCTGAGTGTGTATCTTGTGATGGGTAATATATTTATAAATAGTCAAACATAAAAAACATATAAAAAATGGCAAAAAAAGCAAAAACAGCAAAAACAGCAAAAGCTGTAAAAAAAGATGATGGACCAACTTTACCACCTGTAAAACTTAGTTGGATTAAAAGAACTTTCAACGCAATTAAGGGTTGGATTTTAGGAAACGGAATTGAAGGTATTTTAGGATTAGTTCTAGGATTACTACTTTGGTCTTTTGGATTTAAAATCTATGCAGGATTTGCATTCGGTGTATTTGCTACGCGAAATTGGGATCTAGCTAAATCAAAAATAGTAAAATTAATTAGTAAAATTAATTAGTAAAATTAATTAATAAGTTTTACAAAAAAGTAATTAAAAGAGGGATGCATATTAATGTATCCCTCTATATTTATACACGAATAGTTTCCCTAAAATGTTGCAAAATGGTACAAAAATTAAAAAATAAGATTATGTCTTTTACAAAAATATTTAAAGATGACAATACTTACAATGAAAAAACAATTGTAGGTTTTTCTTCATTTGCCGTAATGACAGTATTTGCAATTGTAGATATCATAACAGGCGTATGGGGGAAAGAGCTAATTATTAGTGATACTATTTTTAATTCTTTTTTAATTATGACTTTAGGAAGTTTTGGTATAGATGGAGCTACTAAAATTTTTAAAAAAACCGAAACAAAATAAGATGGTATTAAGATTAGGTTCAAAAGGAAGGGATGTTAAAGATTTGCAAAAATTTTTAGGGATTAAAGCTGATGGTATTTTTGGAAAAGGAACAGAAAAATCAGTTAAAAACTTCCAAAAAGAAAATAATTTAGTAGTTGATGGGGTAGTAGGTCCTATTACTCTTGAAGTGATGGGTATTATAAGTACAGATAATTCAGAAACCATGTATAATGAGTCTGATTTAATTATCAATAAGTTTTATTTACCAAAAGGAGAATACAAAGAAGGCCCAGTACAACCAGAATATTTATTTTTACACCACACCGCAGGGTGGAATAATCCTTATAGGACTATAGAACATTGGGGTAGAGATAATAGAGGGTGTGTAGCTACTGAATTTGTAATAGGTGGACAATCTATTAAGGGAAATGATGATCAATATGATGGTGAAGTAGTTCAAGCTTTTCCTGAAGGAAACTTTGGTTGGCATTTAGGAAAAAATGGTTCAAGATCCATGCATGTAAATTCTGTAGGAATCGAAGTTAATAGTTTTGGTTATTTAAAAAACGGTAAAACTTATGCTGGTCAAACAGCAGATGAGTCTCAAATTATAGAACTAGATAAAGAATTTAGAGGATATAAAATGTGGCACAAATATTCAAGCGAACAAATAGAATCTTTACGTAAACTTATAATATATATTGCTAATAGAGATAATATAGATGTTAGAGCAGGTCTCCCATCTTTAGTTAAAGAAAAAGGGGCTGAAGCCTTTGAGTTTAATCCAGATGCTTATTATGGTAAAGTAAAAGGATTATGGACACACACAAACACTCGTAAAGATAAATTTGATATGTCCCCACAACCAGAATTACTAGAAATGTTGATAAATTTATAAACGAATGCAAACTAAAATTACAGTAGTGGGAATAACATCATTTTGTACATATCTATGTACTTATTTTTTAAACTTATCAATGGATAATATGGAACAATACTTAGCTGTTGTTGCTGTATTATGGTTAGATGGAATATTTGGAATGTGGGCAGGAATAAAGAGAGAGGGATTTAAGACTTATAAAGCTCTAAGAATAACAAGAAACACATTTGCATGGTTGGCAATCCTTACCGTCATTTTAATGATTGAAAAAGGATTTACAGGAACAGGTTGGCTATCAGAGGTAGTTATTGTACCGTTCATGATACTACAGCTAATAAGTGCCCTTAAAAATGCATCTATGGCCGGTCTAATAAAAATGGAACATTTAAATAAAATTTTAGATCGTATAGATAAGCATAAGGGTTTTAGAAGCTAAAACTTTTAAATATGTTTGAAAAAATCAAAGAAAGAATATTCCCTTTCATTATAGCACTTTCTGCTTTGTCAGTAAGTGCATCTGCTGCTTTTTATTCAATAAGTGGCCTTAGTAAATTATTTGCAGGAGCCACATTTGCAGTTATTGTAATGGCTTCATCTTTAGAAATAGCAAAATTAGTAATCGCATCTTTACTTTATCAATATAGAAAAGGATTACCTAAATTATTAAAATATTATTTATCTGTAGCTTGTATAGTATTAATACTAATTACTAGTATGGGTATTTATGGATTCTTATCTGCAGCATATCAAGAAACAGCAGCAAAAGCAGGAAATATTGATGCTCAAATTGCATTAATAGAAACTAAACGAGATAATGTTAAGGAACAGTTAGCGGTATACAACGAGGAAAAAACATCTATTAATGGGGCAGTGTCTGATTTGCGTGCTGGTTTATCTAACAATACTATACAGTATAAAGACAAAGAAACTGGTGAAATAATCACAACAACCTCTAGAGCAACTCGTCAAGCATTAGAAAAACAATTAGACCAAGCAATTGAACGTCAAACGGTAATTAATTCTAAAGTAGATGATTTAAATCAGAAATTATTTAATTATGAAACTGAAATAGTTGAAGTAAAAACAAGTGATGCTGTGTCTAGTGAGTTAGGTCCATTAAAATATCTATCAGGATTAACAGGAACTCCTATGGATAAAATTATTAATTGGTTATTATTAACAATAATATTTGTATTTGACCCATTAGCAATTGCTTTAGTAATAGCTGCTAATTATGCCTTTGAAAAAATACGTCCAAAAACAAAAAAAAACCTTTATGGGGAAAAGGTAATAATTGAAGAAGATGACGATTATTGGACTGAAGAAGAGATACAAGATTTCAATAATCAGTTTAATGCTGATGATATGTTACCTGAAGAATCCAATTTTAATGAGTCTTCAAATATTTATAACCACGCAAATGAAATTTCCAATGAAGAACCGTCGGCTTTTCCTGAGGGTTATACAAAGGAAATTAATGAAATAGAAAAACAAATAGAAAATACCTCTAAAAACCGCAAAAGAGGTCCTAAAGGTTTAATAGCTTTAAACGAAAAGTTAGATAAACTAAAAGGAAAAAATAATAATGATGATGATTTAGTCATTCGTTATTAAAAAATATTCAATCTTATTTACTTTAGGTTGGATATGTTGGTCAATTTTATTATCGTTCCCGTTCGACATTTGAAAAATGTAGGAATGGCCACGATAAGT